TGCTCGGAAGTCCGTAACTTCTGTTGATGGTCAACGCGGCACGCTAAAAGCCGCACCGCATCCCTAACCCAAGATCAAGACAGCACACAGGGTAGAGCCCTCAACCCGCCGTGGCGTGCTTTCGGGGTGTGAGAGGTGGATATGACCAAAGTCACCAAGCACTTCTTCTCAACACGTCGCGGTCGAGAGTTTAGACTGTCAATACTGGAGAGAGACAACTGGTCCTGTCAAATGTGTGGCGTGCTGCTCAGGCAAGGCAAGTCGCATGCACGTTCAGCTATCGTTGACCACGTGAGGCCCGTCTCTCTTGCTCCAGAGGGTGAGCAGGATCCTGACAACTGCCGATCCGTATGCCGCACATGTCATGCGATCTGCAATAGCATCGAGCAGCGCTACCCAGGGGACGCCGACGCCATAGCATCCGCCAAGATGTCCTATCGATCCGTCGGCTTGGATGGCTATCCAGTGCAGGCCTAGGCCACTCGGGGGGGGTGGTCATTTTTGGGTTGTCGTTGGTTGGGAAACCGACCGCCCAGCTTTCTTCACGCATCCACAATTCAGACATTTGAGTGGGGGTGAGATGCCGCGCCAACGCACACCGACAGCTAAGGCCGAGTTGACCGGGGCGGCGGATAAAAACCCTCAAAGGTTCCGTGATCGCGCACAGCCCGAAAGCGTTGGCCCCCTGGGAGATCCCCCAGCTTTCCTCAACAAGCGAGAGAAGGCCGCTTGGGAGGCATTTCGGGCGGAATGGGGTTGGCTGACGTTTGAGGATCGCGCTGCGGTCGCCGGTTTGGCTCAGATGAGGGCAATCCTCGAGGACCCCAAGGAGCAAAAGAACGCAGCCTTCTACACCGCGTATCGGTTGATGCTCTCGGAGCATGGCGGGACGCCGGTCTCACGTTCCAAGATTTACCAGCCCCAGGGCGAGCCGGAAGACGACCCATTTGCAGGTTTTGATGGAAAGCCGAATTGAGTTTTGTTGAAACGGCGCGTCGCTATGCGGAGGGCATTGTCGCAGGCGTCATCCCTGCATGCCGATACGTCCAGCAAGCGTGCCAGCGGCAACTCAACGACCTGGCATCACCGCCTGCGGGCTATCAGTTCGATGAGGAAAAAGCCGCGCGCATTTGCGCGTTCGTAGAACTCACGCCCCACATAAAGGGGCCTCTTGCCAGCCGGGGTGAGCTTATCAAGCTCGAGCCTTGGCAGGTTTTCATTCTGACGATTGTGTTTGGTTGGGTGGACGGTGATGGATACCGGCGCTTTCGGAGGGTTTATATTGAGGTGCCTCGCGGCAACGGAAAGTCCGCGCTGACATCTCCCATCGGGCTCTACATGCTGGCATTGGACGGGGAGGCGGGCGCCGAGGTCTATAGCGCCGCCACAACGCGAGATCAGGCAAGGATCGTGTTTCGCGACGCGCAAGCTATGGCGCGCAAGATGCCAAAGTTCACAAAGAGGTTTGGGGTTGAGGTCACCGCGCAAGCGATCACGCAACTGAGATCATCATCTACGTTCAAGGCGCTCTCGGCGGACGGGCACACGCTGGACGGTCTGAACATTCACTTGGCAGCGGTTGATGAACTGCACGCGCACAAAACACGAGACGTCTATGATGTTCTCGAGACCGGCATCGGGAAACGGCCTCAATCGCTGCTTTGGATGATCACGACCGCAGGCAGCAACAAGCACGGGATATGCTACGAGGTCAGGGATTACGTGCTCAAGGTTTTGTCTGGCGTTGCGTCCGACGCTGCGGCGGAGTCGATGTTTGGCATCATCTACACGGTCGATGAGGATGACGACCCATTTGAAGAGGCGACACTGCAAAAGGCGAACCCGAATTGGGGGGTTTCGGTGGACCCCGCCGTGGTCATGCAAACTGCCGCAAAGGCACAACAAGTCGCGACGGCACGCGCCAACTACCTGACCAAGCACCTGAACGTATGGGTGGATGCCAATCACGCGCTGTTTGACACCGAGCATTGGCGTAGATGTGAAGACAAGTCTTTAGATGAGACGGAATTCTCACAAGATGACAGCGTGATCGCGCTGGATTTGGCGAGCAAGATCGACATCGCTGCAAAGCTCAATGTCTATCGCAGGAAGATTTTTGGGAAAGACCACTTCTACCTGTTTCCGGCGTTTTATCTGCCGCAGGCGGCAATCGAAGAGTCGCGCCATCCGATGTATCGGGGCTGGGAGATGCAGGGGGACATTCATGCGACCCCTGGCGAGACAATCGATTTCTCAGTGATTGAGGATGAGATCCGAAACGAGGTTCCGGGCCGCAGTATTCGAGCCGTGGTCGCAGATCCGTGGCAAGCCCTGCAAATGATCCAGAACCTCGAGCGGGATGGGCTCCCCGCAGAAGAGTTTCGGCAGACCGTTGCAAACATGTCCGAGGCAACCAAGACATTTGATGCTTTGATGAGGGAAGGGCGCCTTCATCACCCCGGCAACTCCGTCATGAATTGGATGGTTGGGAACGTGGTTGGGCACTTCGACGCGAAAGACAACGTTTATCCGCGCAAAGAGCTTCCGGCGAACAAGATCGACGGCGCGGTCGCAGCAATCATGGCCCTGGGATGGTTCCTTTCTGAGAAAGAGAGCGAGCCCGAATATCAGATGTTTATCGTATAGGTGGCGAGATGAACCGCAAAGAGCGTGCATATTCCACAATTCAGATCAAAGCGGTTGATGAAGACCAAGGCGTCATTCGCGGCATCGCAAGCACTCCTGCGCCAGATCGGGCGGACGATATTGTTCTGCCTGAAGGCGCGAAGTTTACGTTGCCCATGCCGCTCTTGTGGCAGCACAATCATAGCAACCCTATCGGCGAGGTCGTTGAGGCCACGGTGACAGAGGCCGGTATCGAGGTGGCGTGTCGGGTTGCCCTCGGGGTGACTGATGAGATCGACAAGTATTGGCGCCTCATGAAGGCTGGCTTGGTCCGGGGACTTTCCATTGGATTTCGGAGTTTGAAGTCGGCGCAGATCGAAAACTCTTGGGGCGTCGAGTTCCAAGAATGGGAGTGGCTTGAGCTATCTGCTGTGACCATTCCCGCAAATGCCGAGGCTAGCATCGCCACGGTAAAAGAATACGCCGCGAGCCCGCAAAAGCTCGCGGATGTCGTTGAGCAAGTCGATGGGTCTGCCGCGTCTGGCAAAGAAGGCCGTGTCGTTAAGCTCTGCGATCAAGCCCGCGCTGGGGCAAAGCCGTTTGTGATCAAAAAAATCCATATCGGCTGACTGTCCGTGCGGCTCTGCCGTGCTCGAACCCGGCGCTTAGGACACGCCGCTTGGCCCGCTGTGAAGCGCGCCCGTCCCATAGAAGGATGTCCCAAATGGCAACTTACGCCGAACAAATTGCAGCTTTTGAGGCAAAACGCGCCTCAAACGTTGTGGCAATGAAGTCTTTGATGGATGCTGCATCCGATAAAGGCGAAACACTCGATGCCGAAGCTCAAGACCAATTTGACGAGCTCGAGGCAGAGAATAAGACGATTGATGCGCACCTCGTGCGTCTGAAATCAATGCAGGCTCTTGACCGAGAAACCGCGAAACCTGTTTCCGGAGCTGACAAGGAAAAAGCCTCTGAGTCCCGGGCCACAACAGTCGCGGCCAAGCCTCTCCCAAAGAAATCCGCGCCTGGCATTGAATTCGCGCGGCTGGCGAAAGTCAAAGCGATCTCGCATCTCGACAATGAGCCGAAGCGTGAAGTCGCTAAGCGGCTCTATGGTGAGGACTCCGCAGTCTATGGTATCATCACAAAAGCGCCTGTGTCCGCCGGTGCCCATGAGGCTGGCAATTGGGCGGAGAACCTGGTCGGCGAGGAGACCTCTGTCTTTGCTGATTTTGCAGAGTTCCTTCGCCCGATGACAATCCTCGGACGGTTTGGCGCAGACTCTATTCCGTCCTTGCGAAATGTCCCGTTCCGGACGCCTCTGATGAGCGCGACCAGTGGCGGTTCTGGCTATTGGGTTGGCGAGGGCGCAGCAAAGCCCCTGACTAACTTCGGGTATGCTCGCACCACACTTGATGAACTCAAGGTCGCGGCGATCTGCGTTGCGACGGAAGAGCTGTTGCGCAAGTCCAGCCCATCGGCTGACAGCCTGCTGCGTGATCAGTTGGCGGAAGCGGTGGTTGAGCGGATCGATAAGGATTTCATCGATCCAAGCAAAGCTGTTTCAGCTGGTATTTCGCCCGCTTCGATCACAAACGGCGTTGCGCCGATTGTCTCAACTGGTCGAGAAGCAGACGCCATTCGTGAGGATGTGCGACAGTTGATGTCCACGTTCATCGCGGCAAACAATGCGCCTACCTCTGGTGTTTGGGTCATGTCTTCAAATACCGCTTTCGCGTTGTCGTTGATGGTCAATCCACTTGGTCAGCCGGAGTTCCCTGGCATCACCATGATGGGTGGCACATTCCAGGGCCTGCCGGTGATCACGTCTGAGTACTTCGCGGCGGTTCCTGCGGGCGGGTATGTGGCGCTGGTTAACGCTGGCGACATCTACTTTGGGGACGAAGGCGGCGTGATGGTTGACGTATCGCGCGAGGCGTCGCTCCAGATGGCTGACAATCCCACGGGCAGCTCTGCGACGCCCACTGAGACCTCACTTGTCTCG